GAAGATGCCAGAGTAATTTCACGAAGAGTTCCAAAAAAAGTTCATGCAGTTGCAATTAATATTTTAAGTAGAATAAAAAATAGAAGAGAAAAAGAATGGCTTCCAAGAGATGCCGAAGGAGAAGTACATTGGAATGAAAGAATAGAAAACATAGATCTTTCAAAAGATAAATGGATGATTTTAACTAGAACAAATCATATGTTAGTTCCAATAAAAGATTATTTAGTAAAATTAGGACTTAGGTTTATTTCTAAAAAAAATGAACATTTACCAGAGAATGTTTTAGAAACATATAGAACATGGGTTAGATTAAACAAAGGAGAAGTAGTTACAGCGGATGATGCAAAAGATTTATATAAAATAGGATTAAATTTTAATCTTAAACATTTTGTTAAAGGTCATGCAAATGGAAAGTCCATAGAGGAAGATTTTGTTAGTCTTAAAGATTTAAAAGAAAAACATGGATTATTAATAGAAGGAGATTGGAAACAATTAGATTTTAATGAACCTGTAAAACATTACATTAGTAATTTATTATATAGAGGTGACGATTTGTTTTCAGAACCTAGAATTAAAGTATCTACAATACACGGTGTAAAAGGAGAAGAATGTGACAATGTTATTTTATATCCTTGTATAACCGATAAAATACGTAACAAAGCATTAAAACATCCTGATGCTGAATACAGAGTATTTTTTGTAGGTGTAACACGAACAAAAGAGAACTTATACATTATGCGTTCTCAAAACAAACATCAATATAGAATAGGAGAAATAATACGATGACGAATAAAGCTTTTTTTAAACAAATAGGCGGGAAACATTATAAAAAAATGAAAATTCAGCCATCTGTTTTTATTAACAAAAACAGTTTACCTTTCGCGGAAGGTAATGCAATTAAATATATTTGTAGACATAGATTAAAAGGTAAAAAGGAAGATATATTAAAAGCAATTCATTATTTAGAAATGATAATAGAAAGAGACTACAATGTTTAGTTGGAAAAAAACTGCAATATTTGATTTGGGTTTATTTACCTGCATGTGTGTATTTCTATTTTTAATTATGGTATTATAAACAATGTACGAAGCAGAGAAAGAATGGATTTGTCCTGAGAATTTTCCAAGTTTAAAAGGCTACAGTCATGTAGCAATTGACTTAGAAACAAAAGATCCTGGACTTAAGTCTATGGGATCTGGAGCAATTAGAGGACATGGTAATATTGTAGGAATTGCTGTTGCTGTTGAAGGATGGTCAGCTTATTATCCAATCGCTCACGAAGGTGGTGGCAATATGGATAAAGATAAAGTTATGGCATGGATTAAAGAAGTTTGTGCTGCACCTAACGTTAAATTATTTCACAATGCAATGTATGACGTATGCTGGCTTCGAGCAGCGGGCGTCAAGATATATGGAAAAATAATTGATACTATGGTTATGGCTTCTTTACTTGATGAAAATAGATTGTGGTATACTTTAAATAGTATTGCATTTGATAAATTAGGTAAAACAAAAAATGAAACAGCTTTAAATGAAGCTGCGCAGTCTTGGGGAATAGATCCTAAATCTGAAATGTATAAACTTCCAGCGATGTATGTTGGAAATTATGCTGAAAAAGATGCTCAATTAACATTAGAATTATACACAGTTTTAAATAAAGACATACAGCTTAATAAATTAAATAATATATTTGAATTAGAAACAGATTTATTTCCATGTCTAATTGATATGAAATTTAAAGGTGTAAGAGTTGATATAGAAAAAGCACAACAATTGAAACGACAATTAGTAAAACAAGAGAATGAACTATTATTAAAAATAAAACAAGAAACAGGGATAGAACCCCAGATTTGGGCAGCAAAAAACATTGCAGAAATTTTTGATAAGCGAGAATTAAAGTACGAAAGAACCGAGAAATCATCTGCACCTTCCTTTACAAAGAATTTTTTATCTGAACATAAAGACCCTATAGTTCAAATGATTGCAAAAGCAAGAGAAATAAATAAAGCACATACAACTTTTATAGATACAATTTTAAAGTTTACTCATAAAGGAAGAATACATGCTGACATCAATCCAATAAGATCAGATCAAGGTGGAACTGTTACAGGTAGATTCTCATATGCAAATCCTAATCTCCAGCAGATACCGGCGAGAAACAAGGAACTAGGGCCAATGATTAGATCTTTATTCTTACCAGAAGTAGATCATAAATGGGGTTGTTTTGACTATTCTCAACAAGAACCAAGACTTGTTGTACATTTTGCTGCAGAAAATGATTTAATTAAAAATGATAAATCTATTAAAGAAATTATACAAAAATTTAAAAACAATGATGTAGACTTTCATAAAATTGTTGCAGATATGGCAGGTATATCAAGAGATCAAGCTAAAACAATTAATCTTGGTTTGTTTTATGGAATGGGAAAAGCAAAATTACAAGCTGAACTTGGTTTATCAACAAAGAATGAAGCAGAAGAATTATTTAATCAATATCATGAAAGTGTTCCTTTTGTTAAACAATTAATGTTAGCGACTATAAACGAAGTAAATGACAGTGAAACAGGTTCAATTAAAACTATCTTAGGAAGACAGTGTAGATTTAATAAATGGGAAGTAAATATATTCAAACGTGGTACAATGAATACTTTATTCAATACAAAAGAAGAAGCTCAAGCTCAGTTTATAAAAGAATGGGTGGAAATGTATCCTGCTGCAGAAAAAGAAAAAATAATACCAAAGGTAAAAAGATCTTTAACTTACAAAGCTTTAAACAAGTTGATTCAAGGATCAGCAGCTGATATGACTAAGAAAGCAATGTTAGATTTGTATAAAGAAGGAATTGTTCCTCATATACAAATACATGATGAGTTAGATATTTCTGTTATAGATGACAATCAAGCAAAAAAGATTGTACAAATAATGGAAGGCGCCGTTACTTTGGCAATCCCAAACAAGGTAGATTATGAAAGCGGTAAAACTTGGGGAGATATTTATGGTTGATTATGTCATATTTAAATGCAAACATACCACCCATATACTGTAAAATACGAAGGGAGTATTTATATGACTTACGAGAACATAAAGGCGAAGTTGAAGATTGTGTGGTCTTTGCTATTGCAAGCATTCCAGGGCGTGCAATCTTATTTCATGCTTTACTTACGAATGGTGCAATATATTGGAGGCTTCCTATCAGTGCTTTTCTTCAAGGAAGAAACAGCGGTACTGTGCATCAAGGAGAAATGGAATCTCCAGATCTCGAAGATCTTGAGCTATGGAATTCATTTAGTTATTATCCTGCTGTTACTACTTTTGATTTTTTAATCGGACAACGCTGTAAATATTTAGGTAAAGATAAAAAATTTATACATGGTGAATATTTATTTACAATTGATTGGGCACATCCAGATCCTAATATCTTGGATACTGAACATTCCGAAATACCTGATCAACATAAGTGCGCACATATTTTGGCCCTTGATAACGGTAATTATGCAGCTCAGCCTAATAATCGTATTTTGTGGAGTATTAGTAGCTTTACTACTTCTAAACATTGGCCAGATTATAAAGTTACAACTACAGAATGGAATGTTGAAAATAAAAACTGGCAATTAGAAGACACTGATGATATGTTTTATCAAGTGGAGGACAAAAAATGAGTAGTGAATTTAAAGTAAGTGACCAGACAAGTGTAGCTTTACCTATTAAAAATATAGTAGCTATTATATCTGCTATTGTTGTAGCAGTATGGACCTATTTTGGAATAGTTGAAAGATTAAATAGACTTGAAACTAATGAAAAGCTAATGGCTCAAGATTTGCTTAAAAAAGCAGATCAAACTCCTAAAAACCAAGAATTATTTATGTTAATTGAATATCAAGCTAAAACAATAGAAAAACATTCTAAACAATTAGAAGAAAACGTTCATACAAAAGTATTAATATCTCAATTAGAAAAGAAAGTAGATAAATTAGAAAAAGAATTAGATTCAGTTAGAGGCAAGTAATGATTGAAGTAGTATTTGCATTATTAATGTATATGAATGGTAAATTAGAAGGATATTCTCCTAAAACTA